GGTTGCTATTTTCCCTACTGTATTATATGCACCTCTAGAGGCCACTCGAGTGCCTTTTGCTGCCGCAGCTCGGGCAGTTTTTGAAAATGCAAGAAGTCCTGCGGCTCCTCCGGCTGCAGCCGATAATTCCGGACTTCCAGTTAAATCATAAACAAGACCAGCCACAAGCCCGATGAGACCGCCTTTCCATCCTCCGATATACAATCCAACTGCGGCACCCAGTGTAGCTTCAGGACCAATAAATTCTAGTACTGTACGAACAACCGCGAGCATAGGTTCAATATTAGATTGAAATTCTTGCCAATTTTGCTTAAGTTTATCTAATTCTTTTGTATCAAGTTGTCCGAGACCAAGAAGACCGAGTGAAGCGATAGCTGTTCCGCCAAGAATAACCTTTGTTGCTGTAGCTGCTTTATTTGCTCCAGCTTCTTTCACTGCTCCGATTTTTTCTCCTAAAGATTTATAAGGACTCGTGATGTCTTTTGCTCCGCCTTCAATGGCATTTTCACGTTGTGCTTGAACTTGCTGAGTAGCGGCGATTCTTTCGAAATTAAGTTGATCTATAAGAGTTTTTTCAATCGAAGAAAGATAATTCACCGCTATCACTAACAGTTTTTCAATTGCCATCTTCGAGTTAACCGCCGGTTTAGCAGATTTTTTTGGAGCAGCGGGAATTGTTCCGCCTCCTGTCACTTTTGCTTTGCCAGCAGCGCCTGCCATACCTAGGCCATTGATAATAGTGATTGGAGCAGGAGTCAAGGCACCTTGAAGCGCAGCACCGGTGGCGCCGGCCACACTACTTGCAACTTCTCCGGCAGTCTTCACTGTTGTAGAAGCGAGACCGAAGACGCCTTCAATGATCTCTCCTACGACTTCTACACCGAGTTTCTTCGCCATCATTACTTTCTTCTACTCTCTATTTCTTGTTTCTGCTCTTCAAGATGAGCCATTAACAAATCAACATAAAGATCTCTTTCATACGGCATCAAATTTTCAATCTCAGTTATCGAATACTTGTGATGCTGAGCCAACGCAAAAATCATACTATAATAGTTTTGTAGCGAGTTGTGGCTCAGCGCCACATAAAAAAATCTTTGAGATTCGTTAACTCGATACTCCTATCATTACCAAGTTCATTTTTGTATTCGATCTTATGATACAATTTAGGCATCTTCTCAAAGAATTTACGAAGGGAATCGAAAGAATTAACAGGCAACTGATCAAGAAACTCTTCGAGTTCTTTGTCGGTATACTCAGAAGCGGGATAGATTTCTTCTTCTGTCATGATCGTATCGATGCAGTTGATAATAAAGAACGTCATCAGATCGACTTCGTTATCAAACTGTTTAATCTTATCAGTAATGGTCGAGCTCGGATACTTCATGATCATTGAAATAGTATCAGACAACTTAATAGTCGAATCGGCATCTTCTGGCATTTCGACTTCAATCGTATCGAGATTTAATTCAAAGTCATAAACTTTATCGTCTTCGTTATCGCGATAGGACAACTTGACAATGTTGTTCACTGATTTTGCGCGAAGCTTTAAGAACAAATATTCAAGATCGAAAGTCGTAAGCTTATCAACATCAAAGTCTTCATCTTGTACACACAATCTTAAGATTTGTTTAATAGCTCTAATTACGTCGGTGTCTTCACCTCCTTGTTGAGAGATAAGTAAGATCTTTTCTTCTTTCACCAAAAATGGGCGAAAGAGAATCTTTTTCTTCGAAGAGGGGATAATCACATCAAAGAGCGGTTGGTCGATTTTTGGCAAAGGCATTATATATTCTCCTAAATTTAAATTATGCTATAATTATTGGATTTCCGAAGATATCCAGGGTTTGTGGGAGGCCTTCTAACACAACAGACGGTGAGTTAAAAAACGTGTCTGGTGGAACCGGAGTAACTGAACCTCGTTGGCGACCAAATCCGTCGGCACGGCCCTGCAAGACGGTTTCATTCGATAGATTTGTAAGTTCGACTAGTTTATCCGAAGTAGAAAAAGGCGCTCCGCTGCCGGTAGAAAATGGATATCCAGGAGTAGTAACTATAATTGGATCTTTAAACGCGGCGCTTTGCGTATTTTTTGCGTTGCTCTGCATAATTTGAAGATCAGTAAAAGAAAAAACAACGTTTAATTTCATTAATGAGTTTTCTTCGCTCCATGACATATTCATACTTTGAATATTAGTAGGATACACATCATATATATTGTATTCCATAATAGCGTTTTGCGATCTGTCATACATAAATACGTTTACTGAACTACACGCATAAGTGTCTTTATATGCGACCTCATACGGTCTTCTTCCAGATTGACTTACGGAGTTCATATTCGCGCCGCCGTAAGAATTGCGATTCACAATCGTATTTAACCACGCTTCAAAGAATTGAACAACGAGTGCTTCCTTGTCGACGATAAACTGTAGAGTAAAGTCTGCAGAGTTTACACCATATGCAACGTTTTCGACTGGACCAAATCCGTATCTTCGAATGCTTTGTTCTTGTAATAGACTAATAGAAGGAAGAATAACGTTATCACATCTCATCGTAAGAAGCGAATCAAGCTTTCCAGCCGCCGGGAATTTCTGTAACGCCCACGGCATCGGAGAAAAAACTACTAAAAAGCTGTGTGTAGGAAGTATACTATCTGCGCTAGAAACTTCTTCCCTAAATCTTTTAATATTAAAGCTTTGACCCTGCTGTCGGTTGTTATTCGAAGAAGCCGTTTGTGGAGAGGTTTCTTCGGCGTTGGGCACGGTTGCCATTACTTAGTAACTCCTAGCATTCTTTTCGTATCCACCCAAACTTGATTCTTTTTTGCTTTGACAAAGCGTTCTGTTGGTAAGAACAATGCGATGTCCCACTCAGAAGGATAAACATACATAAACTTCGATTGCACATGCGAACCGAGATAATGTTTAATACACGGCGCATACCATTTTAACTTTGCTGCTTGAGTCATAAGCTCGTAACTCAGCTTGAGTTTTGTAGACTCGTCATATCGTGTATTGTTTGCAAAGTCATACAACCCATCCATCAACTTCGCTCTTAGCTGCAAAGGAAGATAGTGTAGATTGAGCCCCATAAATCCACCTTTGACTTTCTTATATGGAAAAATTAGAGGAAATCTGTCGTAATATGGAAGCTCTTCTTTATGTTTCGGATCATAGTAGAACATATACATTGAGCCGAGCAAAGGCTGAGTCGTCATGCGACTCGTGTCACTCTTCATCAGCGAGCGCTCATTGATACGATTCATCTTACCAGCAGTATCTCTGAACCAGTCACGTGAAGCGCTAGTTCGCGCTGGAATTTGACCAGATCGAACACCCTGAGTAATGATGGTATCAAAAACTGTTGCCATTAAAACTTAATTCCTAGTTCTTTTTCGGTGAGTATGTCAAACTTCCATCCACGGTCATTACAGTATACTGCTGCAGCTCTCCATTTGGCTTCGTTGACACCCCATGTCATCACTTCATTAATGTAGCGCTTGTTAGGCTTATTTATCACCACCGGCGGTCGCGTCTGTGCCAGCGGTTTTATTTCAACGACAATTGTATCGATTTTACCTTCTGGAGATTTTTTCTTCACAATGAAATCAGGAAAATATCGATGAACTCGGCTGTCAATCGGAGAGCGATAAGGAATGACTAACTCTTCACTCCCCCATTGCACCACGTTTGGATGAGAATCTAAGTACATCATGAACTTTAATTCCCATCGACTACGATATACGATATTATTCGAGTCTCCGATATACTTATTTGTATTCTTTGGTCGAAATTTTCCCTTATAAGCCATAAATCTATTTATAAATAAGCCGATAGACCTTTTAAATTTGAGAGACAATATGGCACTTGTTAGAGTAAACATCGACAGCTTCGTGAAAGATAGCGGCAGAATTGCAAACCGGTTGGTGAATAGTGTTGTGAATAAGCTTGAAGACAGGCTTGAAAATGCGGTCGAAGATCTTTTCGCAAAAGCACTCATGAAGGTAGGATTTTCGTCTGGAATTGCATCCGAAATTTCTGCAAGATTCGGAGATTCTATCACTGCTGGCCTCGAAGACAAGTATTTCCAAACATTTACAAGTGAAATGAAGCGAGCATCTTGTGCTGATATTCGGAATAATTTCAATCCGCAGAATGGCAATCTCGTAGGCGCTTCTTCTTTTGCTGAAACATATGTTGATGCTATTCAAAGAGCTTCGAATAAGATAAGCGATCTCGGCGCGCCTACAATGCAATTTCCTGATCATATCAGCGAAAAATATTACATGGCATTTAAATTTAAACAATATCAGCGGCCATCTCCTCAAACAGCAGCAACGCTTGCTTTTGTACAAGCTTTTGCGCTTCCACTGCCGAAGGGAATAAGAGAAAGCTTTAATATTGACGTTGGGCAAGAATCAACCGGAATGGCTGGAGGAATCGCAGATGTCGCGCAGGGATATTTAGCAAGCGGCGATGAAGGTGCTCTCGCGAGTTC